GAAGCTGTTCGTTTCTGCGCTTTGTACTGGATGACTTTCGTCATGTTTCCAGTCCTTGCTGCTTCTTCTCTCAGCCGATCAAGGGTTGAGTCCACCGCGCCAGATGATCGTCCAGTTCCCGAGACGATGCGTTCTGGTGCGGGTGCTGCCCTGCGGTTGGTAACTTTCAATTCTTTCTCCAGTTTCGCTACCGCGAAGGCAAACTTCACGGGGTCTGTGATTCCAGCAATTTCCTTGGCCTTCTTCGGGTTCTTGCCGAGTGCATAAATAACCAGGGCTGGATTGTCCGCGCCTTGCAAGACGACGCCTTGCTGGGTGATGTTCAAGAGCTGCTGGACGGTTTCCTCAGCATCCTCGTAGTCACGTACCTTCAGCTCGGCCTTGGCCTTGCCGTAGGAATCCAGTTTGGCTTGCCAGGCTTGATGCTGCTGCAGCTCGGACTTCTTGACCGTCTCGGTCTCCAAGTCGTGCTGGCGCTTGCGCTCATGCCATGCGTCCAATGCTTGCTCGTACCTATCCGCATCGTAGTCGTGGTCTTCCAGTTTTGGCTTCGGACCCATTATCACGACCGGCTTGTTCTCAGTCGTAGTGGCCGTCAGCCTGGCTTCGAGTTCACGAATGCGTCGCTCTTTTTCCCTGTTCGTTTTCCGCAACTCACGCACCCATTCAGGCGCACGAACTTCCTCTTCGGTGGGGGGCGCTTCCTCACCAATGCTGACGACTACCTCGTCATCGGGCTGATCTGAGTCATCGACAACGTCGATTTCCTCGGTGACCTCGTCCTTAAAAACGATCTCTTCGTCCGCAAATACTGCCTCTTTTTGCATCTTTGACCCCATCAAACTCACCCATGGTGCGGCTGGGTGGATGCCGTTTCTCACATTTTCACTTACTTTTTGTCATCTGACAACAGGCTGGACCTCTTGGCCCATGACGGCCTGCTGGGCTGCCTCGATTTCGGTCAGCACCATATTCTGTTCCTGCACGCTGGTTTTGGCCAGGGTCTCGGCTGTTTTAGCCCTGGACAGGCCAGCGTCGGCCACGGTCTTGATCGTGCTGGCGCGTGCCTGGGCAGCCTTGGCCACGGCCTCCTCGGCTGCGGCCTGCAAGAAGATGGCGTTCGGGTCTTGCTGCTGGCCCTGTGCCTGCTGCTCGGCCATCAACTGCTCGGCCTCTTGCTCGGTCGGCTTGACCACGCCCATGCGCAGGAGTTGCTTTCGGAAGAAGTCGCGCACGTCGCCGATGCCCTCGCCCTCCATATTCATCATGGCCATTGCCTGCAACACCTGCTTGGTCTGCGCATCGTCGGTGATGGCCATCATGCCGGTCAGTGCCCGAACGGTGGCCGCACGCTTGCTGGAGCTGGATGGGCCGACATCGACGACCACGTCGAACTTGGCGCCACTCAGGTCGTTCTGCATGACCACCTCGCCGGTGTCGCTCACCATTGGCTGCATCAGCTCGACCGTGTCCACGTCCTCGGTCCTGCCGATCACCTTCATGCGCCTGCCCTCTTCGACGTAGATGTCCTTGGCCATGCTGAGCCAAATTTCGCCGCAGCGTTTCATGCCCTTGGCAAAGTTGCTCATGTAGATGTAGGTCTGCATGTCGATGCGGGTCTGGATCATCTCGACGGCCTTGCCGGAGATGTTACTCACCATCTTGTCGGCCTGCTGCGAGCTGCCCAAGATGTCCTGCATGTCTTGCTCGGTTATCTGCAGCAGGGCTGCCATCGCTGGCGGTATCTGTGCGCTGCGGGTGTAGGCCACCGGGCCGCTGATGGTCTGGCTGCCGTCGGGCGCCGTGATCGGGTTCACCAGCAAGTAGGGGAAGTTTCGCAGGTTGTCGTCTGCCCACATGAGCTGGTGGCCAGAAACCTGCTCAGGCGTGAGGATGGGTTTCTCGACGCTGGACAGCGCGCTGATCTCACCCAGCTTGCTAAGCTGCATGTTCTTGAGGCGCTGCGCATCCTTGGCCAGGCGCACGTGGCCCATGCAGCGCTCGATGTTGTCCACAAACCAGCGCTTGCCGTAGACCGGAACGATGGGGATGCAGTTGCCTGCGATGTAGCCTGCGTCTTCGAGCACCTTACCGCCGGACATGATGTACTTGTGCACGCGCTTGCGCTTGATCTTGCGTCGCCGCACTTCGCGGCTGCCGATGGCGTTCAGGGTTTCTTCGAGGTTCTCGTCCTTGTCGAAGTCGATCTGGCGGTAGCGCTCCTCGGTGCCGTCGATGGCTCGGAAGATGCGGATGGTCTCGTTGACCTCCTCGACCTTGTAGTACTCAGCGATGAACACCACGTCAGGCGTGGCCCAGTCGAACTCGTATTGGTGGATGATCTTAGGCCAGTCGGTCGGGTCGTCGCCCCATTCCTCTTTATAACTGGCCCTGGTCATAGAGGTGACCACAAAGCAGGACTTGGCGTCCGACTTGTCCTGGCGCTTGCTGTTGAGATCGAAGAACACCGAGCTGTCGGCGTCGAAGATCGGCTCCATGCGGATGCGCTGATATTCGTTTTCCTCGTCCTCTTCATCCTCGTAGACGGTGCGCAGGCGCCAGGCGCCAAAGCCGCCGCCCACTGCCTCCTCGAAGGCATTGTCGTAAGCCTCGTCGGCCACGCTGTCCTGCTCGTCGGCACGGTACAGGCCGTCGCAGGTCTCGGCCAGCTTGTCGTTCTCGCCGTCCTTGCTGACGTAGTCCACGGTGATGCGGTTGTTGCGGTATTCGTTAACAATCCGGATCACGGACAGCATGATCTTGTTGACCTCGAATTTGGGCTTGTTCTCGTATTGGTCCCACAGTGGGCCTTCCCACTGAGCACCGCAAAGGCTGTAGAAGCGCCGGTCCTGCAGGCACTGCAAGCGCTCGTCGCGCAGGGCAGTCTGGATGTCGTTAAATTGCTTTAGCGCATCATCGTGCAGGGTGCTCAGGAATTGCTCTTTGGAAATGCGTGCCATATTTTCGCCCTCGTTACAAGTATTTTCTCACCATTTGCTGTTTACTGGCAATGGCGTGAAGTTTATGGACCGGGCAACGGGTACAGCCCTGCGCACGCCCTCGCAAGCATATCTCAGCGCATCGATGACGTGATTCTTCTTGTCCTGGAGCACTGGCAGCACCTTGCCGGTCAGCGGGTCGGTCTTGTAGCTGTAGAACGTCAGCTCATCGATGGTGTGCGTGCAGCGTGGGTGCACCACGATGTCGTAAGACTTGAGCCACTCGACACCCTCTTCGACCGACTTGGCGCCTTTGACCGCGCCCATGATCTTGGGGAAGCCGTGCTTGCGCATGTGGCTGATCGTCTCGGGCCGGGAGCTGTCGGCCACGATCGGCCACTTCTCGGCCTCGGGCACGGTCATGAACAGGTCAGGCGTGTTGATGATCTCGCAGCCGACCATGTAGGCCTCTTCATCGATGTAGAGCGTGCGGCCAATGATGTGGCAGCGCACCAGTACGGTCGGGTCGGACGCGAAGCCCCAGTCAGCGCCCAGCCGGTGGATGGCGTCACGTGGCGTCTCGAACTCCTCGACGCGCCAGTTGCGGAAGACGCGCGCGCTGCTGTTTTGCAGGTAGGCGCCGCGCCAGACGTGAGCGTACTTGTCCGGGTCTCGGGACAGGTCGTACTCCATTTCGAAGCGCAGTACGTCGGGAAACCAAGGGTTATTGCTGTAGTTGACCTCGACCACTACAGCATCGGGTGGCGGCTGGTCACCGCGCAGCAGGAAGTCGACCGGGTCGCTGGCCTGGCTTGGGTTCCACGTGAACCACAGCTCGGAGCCGGGCTTTCGGATGGTTGGCCGCAGCAGGTCCAGGCTGCGCTGCGACAGGCTCTGTGACTCCTCGCACCAGGCACGGTCGTATCCCTCCAGCGACTTTATCGAGTCGGCTGTGTGGTTCTGCATGCCCTGGAAGATGATCAGGCCGTCGCCCTTCTTGGACTTGATGACGGCCTCCTGCACCTCGAAGTAGGCACCGGCATTCATCTGCTCGATCTTCAGCTCCAGCAGGCGCTTGACGGACTGGGCCAGTGATTTCTGGACCTCGCGCACGCAAACGCTGCGGCTGGTCTGATCGAGGATGTGGGCCTCGATCATCATCTCGGCAAAGGCGTGGGACTTGCCCGAGCCACGGCCACCGTGTGCGCCCTTGTAGCGCGCAGGCTCCAGCATGGGCAGCGCCCACTCTGGGGTATCAATCTTGAGAGTTTGCTTTGCCACGGATGACCACTCGCTCAATCTTTGCAAACTCCAGCGGCACACCATTTGCGCCGGTCAGCTCGTGCTGCTGGGTTTCCTTCCAGCGCATCTGGGTCTTGGACCACCAGATGGCTGCAGTCGTGTCGCCTGCCATTGCCTTTTGATGCAGCGTGCGACCAACGCCGGTGTTGGCTTTGGCCTTGCCCGACACCAGCTCACGCTCAAAGTGCTTGGTAAGGGTTTCTACTGAGATGCCTTCTCGCACCAGGACAGCGATCTGCTCCAGTGGCAAGCCGTAGCCGGAGAAGGCCTCGACCTGTTTGCGCTCCTGCTCAGTCGGTTCAAAAGCCATCCGGCCAGCGTTTTCACGTGCGCCTCCGTGGGACTTTGTGTTTTTTAGAACCGGTTTTTCAAGTTTTTGTTTCTTGGTTGCCATTTGTAACCTCCACGAAAGGTTGTCCAGTTTCTGCGTGTGTTGCTATTTTGCCAGTGAAGTCCTGCCAGCGTTTGACAATGACATCGCAATACTTTGGATCAAGTTCCATTACAAACGCACGGCGCTTCATTTTCTCGCAGCCAAGCAAAGTGCTTCCACTGCCACCAAACAGGTCAAGAACGTTCGTGGCTTTGCTATGGTTCCCAAGGGCACGCTCGGACAATGCCACCGGCTTTTGCGTTGGGTGTACATAATTAGTGTCCTTTTTGACCTCCCAAAGGTCGGATTCGTTTTTAATGTGGTCGTCAATGCTGCCGTTGAATAGGCAGAACTCGTGCTGGTGGCGATAATTTGTCCCCATTCCGAACACGTTTTTTGCCCAAACAATGCAAGCCTTGTAATCAAGTTCGCGTTGCAGCGTTGCATAAAACTTCCAATTGCACCAGATGTAAAAGGCTGGAGCGTTGATTGTTTTAATGGTTTGCAGCACTTCGCCAATAAACTGGTCAAACTCGTCTGTCGCCAAGTTATCGTTCTTGATGACATCGTGCTTACCTGATCGGCCATTAAAAGCCACGTTGTATGGCGGATCGGTAAACAGCAAGTCAACCTTCTGGCCATCCATCAGCTTGTCCACCGCATCAATGCTGGTCGAGTCCCCACACATCAGGCGGTGCTTGCCAAGCACCCAAACATCGCCAAGCACTGTTATGGGTTGCTCTGGCACTTCTGGCACAGCATCCTCATCAGTCAGCCCAGGCTCAATCTGCTCAGGTGTCAAGGCAGCTATCTCTTCTGCCGTGAATCCCGTCAAGTCCAGATCAAAGCCCAGATCACCAATCTCACCCAGTTCGAGCGCCAGCATCTCATTGTCCCACCCAGCATTCAGCGCCAGCTTATTGTCTGCCAGCACATAGGCCCGTTTCTTAGCCTCTGACCAGCCCTTGGCTACCATCACTGGCACCTCGGTCATTTGCAGGCGCTGTGCGGCCAACGTGCGCCCGTGACCAGCAATGATGCCGCCAGTCTCATCGACCAAGACCGGAGTAGTCCAGCCCCATTCTTTGATCGACGCCGCGATCTGGCCGACTTGCTCATCCGAGTGCGTCCTGGCATTGCGAGCATAAGGCACCAGTTTGTCGATGCTCCATCGCTCGACTTTGTCTGCGGGATTGTGGGTTTTCGTGGTCATGCTTTATTGTCCTTCATGTTTTGGATTCGCGCCAGTTTCATGGCGTCCTTGAGGTCGAGCCTGAGCTGCTCGGTTGCGGCCTGCTCGTCTTGCAGCCTGGTGTAGCAGTCGGTCGCAAACTCGGCCAGGGTGTCATGCTGCCAGCTTGCAAAGTTTGGGGTTTCTCGTTGTTGCTTCATGTTAGTGCTTGCTCACTTTCCTGTGGATAACTTTGTCCCTAATTTTCCGCATCCAGTTGCCCCTACTGCCCCTAGCCTATAGGCTTTAGGGGCGGGGCGGGGCGATTTAACTGGCTTTTGCCCCCAACCCCTAAAAACCCCTAGGGGCACTCAGGGGCGTTTAGGGGCGATTTTGTCCCCCATTTTTTTGCATCATCATGGCACTTGCCTGAGCCTTGTTGATGAAAATCCAGCCGTGTTCAGTCGATTGCAAAGCGCCCGAGTTGAGCATTTGCGAGATGATTCCATCCGGTCTGGATGCCTCGGTTTTGTTCTTTGCGGTGCGCTCAGTCGCACCATCTTTGACCAGCAGCTCACGCAGCGCCGACCTGCTGACGTAGGGAAAACCATCACGCTCTTCGGCACCTGATGCCCACCAGGCGCGTTCGACTGTTCGGACGTTCTCGTCGTGCTTTGTAGGTTTTTTGTGGGGTTTCGTGGCATTTGCATCATCATCTGGGATGGCCACGCAGGTGGTGGCTGCTCCTCCGAACTTGGATGTGCCCATCTCGACGACCTCCAGCCGGAAGTAAATCGTCTCGCCTTTGCTGGGAAGTTCGCGCTGCTTGGTGACGGAGACCGACCGAGTGCCTTCTTTTTCTGTGACCTCGATCTCGGTGTCGATGTGTGCTCGGATTCCTGACCAGCCCCGAGCGCCTCGGGCAGCGTCTTTGCCGTTGTGGTGGATGATCATCATGGCCGCGCCCGTGGCGGTGGCCACCTGGTCGAATCGGGCCATGACTGGCCCCATATCCTCGCCGCTGT